GCGCAATTCATTCGCGCTCGGCGTAAAAGGCCACAGCTTGTTCATCGTGAAAAAAGAAAATGTGTACCTACTCTCAATGAGCAGGCCCCCGGACTTTCGGTCCGAGAGAAGCAAAGCTAACACATCCAAAAACTAGATGAAGCAAACAATCGGATTTCTCCGATAGGATCTTTCAAACCGAATGTCCCTAAAGACACGCGTTTTAATACCCCACTTAAGGGGCGGCCGGCGACTGCGCCACACAACACTCTACACGTATGCGAGTGCTAAACAGAGTCCATTCTCCCGAAGGATTTCTCTCTGCCTAAGCCATTCAATTTACTGTTTTATTCAGGGTCTTGTTTAACGCTTGTTGTCGCAAGCGGGGTGTTTTTAATCCATGGTGTCCCACACCATGCCCCAAACGGGGCTCCGTCTCACACGGAGTCTCTCTCTTAAGGTCAGAGCAGACCGCCGCCAAACTACGCGTTCAGCGGCTGAGCGTACTGCCAGCGCGGCGGCACATTGACGAAGCCACAAAAGCTGAAGTCAGTACCAGCCCCGGCATAGATGTCGCAGGCTTTCACGTCCGCAGCTCCATCGGCCAAGGCCGAAATGAAGATCTGCTGAGTACGATCGCCAGCACTCGATGAGGCCATGTTCGACTGGCCCGTGGGCCAAAAGTTCTGCCAGCCAAAGAACGGGATCTCTGCAACGATAGTCGGATTGACTTTCGTGTTTGCAATCGTGATTCCGGGCTCTGTGGGAGCAACGTAAGCTGCGTCAGTGCCAGCAGTCAACGCAAGTGCAGAGCGCGCGTTGGCGCTCTCAGTTCCAAGCGTTGCTGTGGTTGTACGCACACGTGCATACTGTGAACCGGTCGAGTAGGCAAAGTCCTGATTGAAACGGCCCATTGTGAGCTCAATGTCGTCAGAACCAGTGATGGTGGCTGTCCAACGCATCGCTCCACGCTGTCCGACGAAGCACGGAGCCAACCAGAGCATGGGATTCTCGTTTACGAACCAGAAATTAAAACTTCCAGTCCCTGCAAGATTCACCGCTCTGTCAGCGTACTGGGTACCTAGATTCGTCGTCTGGTAGCCGTAATTCATCTGGTACTGCGGAAGCAACACCGTGCACCGAGAGACCCCTGCACCGAAGGTGAGCGTTTCCCTACGATAGAAGTACTGTCGTTGGATCAGTGTCCTGAGCGTGTGGATGACTTCACCCATGTTTACCCGATAACTGTCAGCATCGAACGAACGTGCCTTGGCGAGCTCGTATTCGCCGGACTGGATCTCCATGACTGAGAAGTTCTGGGGGATCCGTCGCGGATTGGCAAACTCAGCGTCCTCCATGTAGGTGTACACCACGAGATTCGCCTGAGCCGTTGTGATTGGCCCAAGGAGCTGGTTTCCAACCCGGATGGTGAGGCGACCGACGTGGTACTTCGTGTTGAAGGTGATCGAGGTCGCACCACGAACTGAGTAGTCCTGGCTGATGCTGGGGTTGCACTCCTTGAAGTTGGTGTCGCTAATGAAGGGCACCTTGAAGGTGATCTCATCAGACTCCTGGATGTCCCAGATGTGAGTGACAACCATCGCTTCGGTGGCGGCTGTTGACGTCTGTCCAGCAGGATCGAAAGACACAATCAGACGACCTTGGTGGTACTGCGAAGCGACTAGCTTGAGCTTGTAGACCATGGTCCCGCGCCAGGCCCCAAACAGCCGCGATACGTTGCCTGCAGGCGTGTCATAGAGTACCGACTGGCTGGAAATCAAAGCTCCCGTAGCCATGTTCGGACACACGTTAGACGTAAACAGCGCGAAGTCGGTTGCGTCCGACTGATTCCAAGGAACCGTTGTCATGACGCACTGTCGTGCACACATATGGGCCACATTGAGCTCATCGTCGGATGTGAACCCGACTGCTGCGTTGTCCACTGTCAACTCATTCTTCGGATCTAACGCAATCTTCTCGTGGGCATCAGCCACCTGAGAGGAAGCTAGACCCCGAGTGGTCATGATTCGAGTGACTGAAACGTCATCCACTGTAGGCACCTTTGTGAGTCCAAAGAGAGCTGCTATTGTAGCTACTGCTCCCATGCCTGCTTCGGTCGCTGCTGCAAACTTGCCAATGATAGGCATGTCTGATAAGCGCCGACCAGCTGCAGCCACAATGGACGCCGGGCGCGAAATCGGACCCGTTGCATACTCACCGCTCTGCAAGAGAAGCGTGGGACCTGCGAGAGTCACGTTCTCCATCCACGCGTACACATTGACCGTGCACCCACTTGTTGTTACCGAGGCAGCTGCCAGGGATACAATTGGGTACAGGTCCAGTGCTCCAAGATTCGACTTATCAGTACCTTGCACTGTCATGAAGTTCTTGTGGTAGATGAACGGCAGCTTCATCGTTCCTCCTTCGTTCACGTGCGGCTTGATGTAAATCGTGGGCCGCTGTGTCAGGGAAACGACGTAGTTGGCGTTGGTAGAGCGAGCATCAGTTGGGTCATACGACTGGGCACTAAAGACCTGTGGTACGTACGACATTGCGTACAGCCCATACACAAACGGGGTGCTGTTGACGAGCACATTGATGTGCAAGTCGCCCCGGAAGTACCGGTAGTTCTCAAACTTGTTCTTGATCGCCTGATTCGCCATGTACAGTGTCCACGGGTCGATTCGCACTGAGGAGGCGAACGAGGCTCCTTGCGCCAGCGTCGTGCTGTAAATGCGCACAGGTCGCGACAGATACGTTTTCAGATCCATGCCTGGGTCGTAGATGTCCGTGTTGATCAGAGAGCTCGAGGCACTGAACGCGTCTGCCTCTTCATTTGTTTCGTCAATGAAGTCAACGTTGACCGCAGTCAAGTCCGCCACCTGCTCTTCACCGATGATGTCTCTTGACTGGATCTGGAAGCAACATGCTCCCCGCATCTCCACTGTTTGCACGGTGGAAGAAGTTGCGTCTTTCCCGACGCTGGGTCCCCGCATAACGGAGGGGGTCTCCGGATCCCTTGAGCTGGAATCAAAGCTGTAAAAACGTTGGGTTGGTCTGTAAACTACACAGCTGGACGACCGAGTCCAAGCCATGCGATCGTTTTCTTGCGGCCACTACCTTAATAGCCAGTGCTGAAAAGCACGCTTTGGGTCGTCCCCAAGGTGGTGTACAAGCACGCCCACACTCTCTTCTAGAAGGAAACTTTCAAACCTTCTTAGTAGAGCAGTAACTGCGTACTTGTCTCCTGTTGAGCTTAACGTCCGTAGTGAGTTACGGACACGGCCCCATCTACCACTTACAGTGGAGACGGGCCTTAGAAGCAGCATCGAAACTCAGCTTCAACTCGTCCCAACTGGGAAAAGTGCTGGCCTCAATCACGTGCTCCAACTCCACCTCCGTGGCGATGTCGATGCACATTTGGCGCTTCTTCTCAAAAATTGCGCGGCCGTACCAAAAGTACTCCCGCGTCACCGTCGATAGAACATCAATTGCTTGCTTCTCCATGGTCACCGTACGAGACGGAATACACTTGGTCAGCATCTTTGCGATAGAGTCCTCATCGAGAGGGCATGTCAGAGCATCCAGATCCGAGTCATATCGCCAGACACGCTTCAGAAAGGACACCTCATTGATGTGGATGAACGGAACAGAAACTGCTTCCTTGTCAGCCATCGTGTATGTGATTCCAACACTCGCCAGCGCGTTAGCTAGCGAAGTGTGGTTGAACCACCGACAGGTGCTGCTCACCCCCATCACGTTGTCGTCACCATACGTCTGCAAAGCCACATTCTCCTTGAAATCAGCTGCTGTCTCACCAGCAGGGTTCAGAATAGCGTAGCTGTAGCGAACGTACAGGCTGTTCACCAGCGAGTTGATCACGACAGTGAGTGGATGTCCTGAGGGATTACTCCCAAAGAACTCGACGAGGTCGCCATTCATGTCCACGAGCGGGAACGCAGTGTCAAATGCGATACCCGTCATGACCTTCAGGTCCTCATCGGAGAAATTCCCGCTCAACGCGCAAACACTACGGATAATGTCGAACGCTGCAAGGATGACCACAGCTGGCATTCTCTTGTCGAACGCCTTGTAGTCTCCTGCAATCATGCGGTTGTCGCCGAAACGGGTGATGAACTTTTGAATGTCCTCCCACTCACGACTCTGTGCCACGCAGCCAATCGATGCC